CATTCACTGTCTGCCCTTTCTCTGCAGCAAAAGTCCTGAAACCCACTTGAGTAAGTGGTCTCTCTAGTGGAATTGCTGTAGCTTCACCTGTCTTAGTAGATAAGGAATAGCTATACCTTGGGTTTTCTTTGCACCAACGTTTGTAGGCCTCAAATAGATCCCACATTGCTTCAGGTGTTTCTATGTGTTTAGGCCTCATCTGACTCAGGTTCTACCCCTTTGAATTTCTTACTCTTAGGCTCTACCTCTTCAAAGATATGGCCTATGCCTTTCTCAGTCCAAAAATCAGCCTCATTAGCTGTATCCTCACTAATGGTAAAAGATACCTCTCTACCATTTAGATATACGGTAATGTACTTACCGATATGCTCACTCTTTACTTTCTTTGTCATATTCGTATTCTTGTGTAAATAACCATGCATAATATAAGACAATCCATAGGCCAAAGGCTTTCATTGCCATTGTAGTGTTCTCCCTTACTAGAAAGAACGCACCTGTCAAAGCAGTGAATGTAGCAATGATGCTAATTATTTGAGAAAGTCTCATACCTATATTGTAGATTGCGTAAATTTTGTTTAATTTCAGTTATCAGATAATGTGCAGAAGTAACAGGTATCCCGAAGTACTTAGCCATTCCTCTTGCTGTGGTATATCCTTTGTCTATGTATGCCTCAAATACTATCCTGTGCACGTTATCACTTATTTGTGATCTATAAATTTCAATCATCCCTTTGTGAGTGCTGTATATCTTATCCTCAAGTATCTTAGCCTGCAGGTCCTGCTCATCATCTGCCTCATCACTGGGCTCATACTCCATGGATGTGACCCTATCATCCCTATGGCTTAATGATGTGTTCCATAGTATTTGATACTTGATGGTGTTCAGCAGGTAACTCTTCACCTGGTCCTCGGTATCAGCATCTTCATTAATGGTTAGCACATGCAGGTAACTGTTATTAATTACCGTATCTGCCTCAATCTTACTCCCTAGCTTAGTTAGAAAGTACAGCGTGTAAGCCCTTACCTCATGGTAATGGTTATTGATGTACCTGTCTAAGAGCTTTTTCATACCATACCATAAAATCTTTGTACCACACCTTTCGCCTAACCGATGCACAAAAGCATTCCCTAGGCTGTGGGCCATCATACTTTTGACGTATCTTGTAGAGCTGAACACATGAATGCTTAGAATACTTAACAGCATCCGATTGTGCATCAATCTTATCTACTATCTCTATGTCAGTTTGTTCAAACATAATTCTAATGCATAGGCACCCAGTGCTGCTTGACATGCTAGGATAAAATCCTGATGCCATGCCAATGTAAGCCAAAAGGCCACACACTTACTACAGCTCAACGCATCTAGTAGTTGTATGGCCCATGTGCCAGGTATAAAGGACATGTAAATCCTAGTAATAGTTGCCTGCAGTGGTTCAAAATTGCACCACCACCAAGCTATAGGTATGATAAGTAAGAGTTCCATTTAGACAAATATACTCTAAAAAAGCTATCATATATCTCAGTGGTAACATTTCTACCCTGCATGAACCGGTATAGCTTAGCATAGTTTACCCCCATATCCTCAGATAGATGGGTTAGCTTATATCTCTTGGATAGCTTGCCCCGTATCTCTTTACGCATCCATTCGGATAGCTGTTGGTCCTCAGAAAGGTAGATCGTCACTGCTCTCATCTGTAGTGTCAAAAGTTTTACGTAATTTATCAACAGCACTGTTCTCAGTACTTGAGCTCAAGCTCATGGTCCATGCCTCAATGGAGTTAAAGTACTTGATTGTACCATCCTGTGCCTCCCATCTGCGACCTCTTAGGTTGTAACTGACCTCTACCACCTCACCTGTTTTAAGGTTGTTTGCTAGATCGCATTTGTCCTGGGTTAATTGGAATGTAACATACTGAGGATACTCATCTGTACTCTTCAGAGTTACTTCTCTTTTCTTGAATTTGTCAGATACTGACGTTGTTGGGGTAACGAATACCACCTCTCCTTTGAATTTACTCATGGTTATTTATGTATTTGATATAGTTTATTGTGCTAATCCACCCCCACACTATTGCAGGGGCTAGTAAAATTGATGCTAATATAATCATTGTATTAAAGTTATTACTATTACTGTTCCTACTATGTACCCAAAAGACAGTGCAACTGCATTGAGTACCCTTTCATTCCAATTGGTAGCCTCAATCATGTAGCCTAGGAATGGGAGCCCAAGGAATGGACCAATGGCTGCGAATAATATCATACCAGGTGCATTGCCCTCAGATACAAATCTAATATAAAAAGTGCTACATATCTCTATGACTAGAGCTGATAGAAAGATTATAGGGTATCTCATTTGTCTAGGTTTATTTCGTTATCATTTAGGCTACTGATTAGGAAGTCCTGTATTTTCTCTACTATCTCATATTGCTGTTTAGGTAGATCTCCATACTTCAACATACTACGGAGCTCTGATTTAAGCTCCCATAGTACATTTAGCATATCCTGGCCTTTGATGGCACAGTAGTGTTCTGCCTGCTCCTCAGGGAGATTGAATTCAAGTATTGCTTTCATATGTTTCGGTATAGTATTGTTCTGCTGTTCTATTATCTGTAAATGTTAACACACTATCAATTTTTGACCTTGTGTTCCATGCCTCAATTATCTGCTGTTTCTCCATTGCTAAGGCTTCATCTAGTATTCTTTCTGGTATTTGAGATTCAAGTATTGGCCATTGCTCAATTAACCACTCTACTGCTGTTTGTTTCATTGTTCTTGTTGTTATATAAAAAAATTTGTAACATTTGGGTTGTCTTCACTTCTATCATTAGGATTATATTTAATACTGTTGTTATTTTTCTCATCAAACTTGCGATTTGATTCAATTAATTTTTCCATAGTCTTGGTATCTTTTTTTTGTTGCTTTTCAATTTCTTTGGCTTGTTGTTCTTCTTGTTTAAAGTTTTCGTTGTAGTAATCCTCTCCAAATTCCCATGGTCCTAACAAAGGACTTCCACCTATAGCATATGCTTCACATATCTGATCCTTCTCCATCTCTTTGGCTTGTTCAATTATGTCTATTATCGTTTCTTCCCAAATAATATGTGTTCCTAATTGAGATGCTAACCATTCTACTGCTGTTTGTTTCATAGTTCTTTTTTAAGTTTCTCAATATACAAGGTAGCATCCATTAGCTCCTCCTGCAGATGGTTTAACCATCCGATTAGATCTACATCTTTCCTATCTAGATTAGTACCGTACTTCTGCCTGCCTCTTTCACTTCTCAAATAGTACTTAGCCATCACTGCCAATAGGATGCTGTCCTCTTGTTTAATTGGGTCTTGTTCGTGTGTTATGTTCATAGCTTAAAAATAACGTTCTTTAGGCCATTCAATAGGCGGTCCATATATTTGGTCAGTTAATTCTGCAGCGTATTCTCTAGCAGATGTAGCAACATACTCGCATGGGTTTTTTATGAACTCATCCCGGTAGTGTCCTGATGAAGCCAGTAGGCCTTGCATGGCAGCTATCACTGCTGCCTCAAAAAATTCTTCTCTTGTTTTCACTTTTCTATTGATTGATTATAAAATAAATTAAAGGTTAGGGTTTTATTCCATGCAGTACTAAAGGTCTTAACAATAAAGTCCTTTTCTATTTCCATCCACATCTTAACAAATTCCTGTTGTTTTTTGGTATCCTTATCAAATGTCTCTGGATACATTTTTTCTAGCTGATAAAACAGCTCTTGAATTGGTGTCATTTTACTTATTTTTTAATTGGGTTAGTACTTCGTTGTAAAATTCAGTAGCTAGGATTAATCTCTCAGCCATCTGTATCTCAATCTCTTTATCTCTTTCAAAGGTAATGGATGTGATACGCTTTTCAGGTGCAATATGATCTACATAGTGTACTGCTGCATTCTCATACTCACTCATGTTCTCAGGTGAAGTAGTTACCATGACATAACACAGCTCGAATTTAGGCATATCATATAGCCACATGTATGCTCTACCTTGCCATTCATAATCTGATAAGTCCTTGAGCTCGTATGTAGTAGCAGGGAATGTATCTAATGACCATGAGGTCTTAATATCTATGATGGATGTATCAGTAATAATATCACAGCATCCGGATAGCCATTCATTCTCTACCCTATCCTCATTCTTTTTATAATCCTCTAGCCTAACCAGGTTAAGTAGGTTAATACTGTCCTGTTCCTGAGTTAATCCTTTGATTATATACTTGCTGTTCAGCTCAGTCCTGTACTCAAAGAAATCCTCTTTGGCTTTCTGAATGATGTAGCTCTTAGCTGTTTGGCTTAATGCCTCCCCCTTAGTTCTGGAGGAGGTCATTAACTTACCTAATGATGATGCTCTAAATTTCATAATTTTTCTATTTCGTGTTTAACTTCTATATAAAAATCATTTAACCAAATTAAAGTATCCTGCCCATCTGTCCAATATAATATCTCATCCACTGCAATCAGTGCACATTGTTTAGCATTGTATGCAGTATCCTCCCATTGCTTATCCTCACTGTAGGCTCTTGTATTGTACTTAAATTTATTCACTAAATCTATAGCTTTCTCCTGTGGACTCATAGCTGTGCCTCCTGCTCTTTAGTTAGGTTATACATCTCTTTAATCTGCTCAGGAGTAAACTTACCTGCTTTCACAGCATTCAGTGCCTTATCCCATCTCTCCCCATCTAGCGTAGGCTTTGCCTTAGGTGCCTTGCTTGCAGTCTCACCATCATCATCTATAGCCTGTAAGCTAAGAAGATTAACCAATGTATACCTGCGGTAATAAGTACAGGCACCTCCTATCTTCTGTGGATCAGTAATGGGAGGTAATGTCATGAATGATTCAAATCTATCACCACTCTCAATATCCACTATGATAGTATATACCTTATCATCCTTAATAGGCTGTATCAGTAACAGTCCACAGTCTAATAAGATAGGCTCAACGGTCTCAATAATAGAATTAATATCAGCGTATGAACGCTTAAAATGTGGGTTAGTGGCATTCTTAATGACCTTACCCATTGACTGCTTAGCTAGGTGCAGTTTCTGATAGATATTTAGTGCTGGTTTTGGCTCTTCAGCTTGAGCTGTTTTCCTTGTTGTCATAATTTTAAGGTATTAAATTTCTACAAATATACAAATTAATTCTACTTATTTACAAAATCATTAAAAAATTCCACAAAATCATCAAAGTTTCTAGCTATGTAATAGGTGCCTCCTGCCTTTTCAATGTTCTCCTGGTATCTCTTCTGAGCCTCAGACTGCCTATCCTTACCAATCTTGACCTCTATTTTAACTGAACGCCCCTTGATGGTAGCAGATATATCGGCACTCCCTGCAGTTGAGGTGCCCTTAGTCCAGGTAACACCAATGACCTTGCCTGCTGTGGTCTTTTTTTCTCTTGCTGTTCCCATTGTGTTAATGCGTTCAGCTTGGTATCCTTGGTAGTTAATAAAATCGCAGATTGCCTTGGTCAATCCGTTTGCTGTTGAGTCTTTGTACATAGTCTTTGGTATATAATCTTGGGGGTAATTAGGGTGAGTAATGGCATAGCGTTGAAGCTTCAGCTCATGGAGCAATGCCTTGTATTCTTTTTTCATAGTTTTACATGCAGTATATACTCCTGTTTATCTTTCCATGCTTTCACCTGGTATTCACCCTTGGGTAATTGCATCCATGTCTCGCCAAAGGTAGGTACAGTATCAGTGTAACCTACTACCTGAATGTAGTCGTATTGATTTAACTTTATGTATCCGTATGCATCACATTGCTGTGAGCTCTTACACCCTGTTAGTATACTAACTAACAAGAGTAATTTCAAAATATCTGCCATGTTGGTCTTTGTTTTTAGTGAATTTATAGCCTTTGTATGTTGCATAGGCTTGCACCCATTTAAGGTACTTCCTGCTGTCAATATCTTTGAACCCATTGGTATCTGCTTGGAATGACTCAATGCTGCTTTTATTGTAGTGTCGTACATCCAATGATATATTCCCATCCATAACATAGTCATAAAACTCTTTGCAGGTGTTTTGGATGAAACGCTTAGCATTGGCATTGATGGATACACTTCTAAGTAATCCATTCTGGAGGTACATCTGCAGGTTAGATAGCATGTAGTTATCAAATGCACTCCATTCATCTGTACTCCACTCATCAAACAATAGTTTACCGTACTCATCCTGTGGATTACGCTGTGAGTTAAAGTACTGAAAGAACTCTATCTCATGTCTCCTACGATCATGTGAGGTACCGGCACCACTAATCACATAGTTGGTAGTGATAACTATCTTAGGTGAACGTTCAAATGGGATGTATATCTCATCCTTATTCTTTCTATTGACCGGTATGCCCTCAGTGATTAGTGAGAATAGCTGTTCAAAGTCAAAGTGTTTCTTAACATCATCAAATGCTAGCACCTGAGTATCCATATTTACACGTTGGTACACAAAGTCATTCTTACTTGGGTTGTATGCCTTACCATCTATCTTAATAATCTTGCGGATATTGCCAATGGCTGTCAACATCAAGCTCTTACCACTACCTCCGTTGGGGTTATCATCAATCTCTTGGTCATTAAAGATGATTGCCTTTTGGTCAGTCTTATCTTTGAATGTATGGATGAGGTAGCCAAGGGTTGACTCCATTGCTTTGATACGTTGCTCATCCTGGGCTGAAACCTTATGTACAAAATCTTGAAAATTGTTATCGTGTATCGCGATTTGGGTATAATTTCTTTTGATGATTTGCTCCCTCCAAATGTACCCATCAATATCAATGTAGCTCATGAGCTCCACCTTGTCCTTGGATACCTTGGCCACTCCGTTAAGGAATGGGATGTAAGATGAGTAGCGATCATCCTGCAGGATACGCATGTCAATGGACTCTAACATGTTCAGGTGTGACTCAGTAAACAAATTTGCTGACTTAGCACAGTGATTGTAGACGTCAAGTTCACCCTTAGCTAGGCAATACTTGAGTACAAAGTCCTTGATTAGCTCCACTGAGCTTTCACTAACCTTGTTTTCCTCAATGTACACATAGGTAGGTTTGTTACTCCGTTCCGGATAGTACTTAGCAAAGCCATGTTTTTGCAGAAACTTAGCATAGTCATGCGGCACGATAGTAATTTTCTTACCATCTGCTTGCCAGAACACATCATCTGAGTTCTGCACCTCCTCTTTTACTGACTCAATGATTGAGCTACTAACTCCTAGCTGTTTTTGGATGTCCTCATCCTTGATACCCTCTTTTAATTTTAGCTTGACCTTGTTAACGGTCATTGCATCCTCAAAGTACCTGGTATTGAAGTTGCTACTTTTGTATGCATTGGCCACAGTGTTATTGATTTCACCTGCTGTAAAGTCCTCTTGTGCATATTGTAACAGGTAATTTTTTGCGGCATACTGATCTACCCCATACTCACACATGCAGCAGGCCACCTTGAATATCCAATTATTCCTACTGCCTTGTCCAAATTTACCATGATTAAACTTCATGATAAGGTCAATTATTCTATCCTCATTAGCAATGGGGAGCACTGCTATCTTTTCTGCCTTGTGGTATCCCTTATCCTCGGTGATTCCTTGGAACACCTCGCAGAACTCATTGAGGTATGCATCAGGGTCATAGCTTTCAAAGCATACCCTTGACACATTGCTGTTGGCTACGTCAAAATAATCACTTTGGATGTATTCCTTGTAAGCCTCAAATCTGCGTTTGTGTTCAAACTTGTTGCTTTCAGGTGTACGGATAACTACCTTAAGTCCATTCCCTGAGGGTGAAGTGAACATCATGTAAACATACGGGCATTCCTTTAGCCTGTTCCGTTCAGCTTTCAATGTCTTAGCATCGGGGTACTTATCAAAGTCTAGGACACATAATCCTGAGTGTTGGATGAGTCCATCATCCTTGCGTTCAGAGAATGTGCCGTTAAACATGATTGCCATGAGTTGCATCTTGCTTTCACTATCTCCAGCACGCAGTTTCTTAATCTTACTAATCAGCTCGGGGTTACCTTGCTTAATTCTATTGTACACTTCTATTGCCTCAAGTGTGAAAGGTGTTTCTTTGGAGTTAAACAAGCTCCTGAAAACTGATATTTTTGGGTTATACATGGTTACAAATATAAATTAAAGACAATAAATTCCAATTAAAGACGATAAAATAAAAACATCGTCCACTCTATAAACTAATGCTGTATTGACTTACAGCGATTTATGGACGATAAGACGATAAATTTTCCAAAGTACAAACTTTTTTAGTGGTGTATTTTATAGAGACCCCTAATAAGAGAACTGTCCTATCGTCCAATCGTCATAAAAAAGAGGGAGCCTAGACCCCCTCCTTAGTATTAACCCTTAAAAAATTATGATAGCTCAAATGTAGATACAATCTCATTCTTAGTCATTCTTTCTTGAAAACTTTTTAATAATTTAGTAGGGAAGTTACCTGTGATTGTAACCCTAGTTTCCTCGTCATCTATCGGCATAACATCGACATCAAAGATATTGATATCAGCTCGTTTTGGCCTAATGAGTTCTGGAATGGGGTATATCATCTTAAGGTAGTTTTGGTCCTTTCTTTGATACCAATACTTGTGCTCCTGTATTCCATGCACCACCGTACTATGATCGCGGTTGAAGTACTGACCAATCATTGTAGTGGTCATGTGCCGGTTCTCATACATATAGTTGTACAGGTAGTACCTCTTGCTTACTATGTCCTGCTTTCTGCTAGGAGTATCTAGCTGATATACTTTAATGATATCTACTATATCCTCATTCAGGACCTTGCTTAGTTCAAATAATTCCTCACTCATATCTCTTGAATTTTATAGCCCCATTGCAGATACTGCTCTAGGGTTTCGGGTTCCTCATTCTCTTGATAAGCAAAGTTAAGCTGTCTTAAATATCCTTTCTCATCCATCCCCATGTAGCACCATGTGCCACCCTCTGGCTCTACTGTATCCTCAAGCCACATTCTGTAGTATTTTACGTATTTCATTTTTTATCAATAAAGTATTTATAATATATATCTTTTTTCACGTTATATTCTAGCTTTTCAAATAGCTTAAAATATCTGTAGACTGTTCTTTCACTTGTACCTAAGTACCTGGATATTGCCATCACTGTTCTCGGTTTTTCCTGCAGCATAGCTAATAGCCTTAGTACCCTATATATTTTGTGTTGGTTCATTAGTCTAATCTTTTAGGGTCATTAACTCCTTTGAACAGGTTGCTTGTAGTAGCTATCATGCCGGTAGCTTTCATAAAGTCAACCTCAGCCTTAGCACTGTTTATCACTGAGTTAGACAGGTTAGAAATTGCCTGAGCCTTTTCTACTTCCGTAGATAGTTGTTCAGGTGTTAGCTCATCATCATTTAATCTCTCTAGAGCTGCAAAGAGGTGATCTCTAAGATCGTTCATTCCGTTTCTTGCCATTGTTTATTGTTTTATTAAGTTTACTTTTTAATTTCATGACCTGCTGCAGCTCCATGGGGAACCTTTGGATGCTATTCTTAGTCATGTTTTGTATCATTGGGATACATTCAAGGTTGCTCAGTTCTAAGTTCATGGTATTACCATCAATAAACCTCACTATGTGCTTAGGAGGGATGGGGCCATTAGCTTGTTCCCATGTCAACCTGTGTGTTAAGGCCCATTTGCTATCTGCTAATTTTGTGTAGTGATACAATCTACCTGTTGAGTCCTTTCGGATGCTAGTTGCGTTTGCCTCCCTGGTGTTGAATGGCTTGTTGCCTTTCTTAAACATGGTAGCAGCTGCGTTGGTTAGCAATAGGTTAGGACATTTGATACCTTTATTGAATGGCACATGACCTTTATCAAACCTTGTATGCTTACCTGCGTTTAATATCAGGGCCCGGTTAATTGCTTTCTTTATCTTAGGGTCTTTCTTTATCCCTCTGTTGTACGTTCTATTGTACACTTGGGATGCAGTCAACCCTAGATACTCACCTAACACCTTAGCAGGGATGTATGGGTATAGTATTTCTAGTATCTTATCTTGTCGCATACTTTCTCAATTACAAAGTGTCCGTAAATATGAGTTCCTGCTGCCCTGAACTGTTGGAGTTTCCAATTGCAGAGTGCTTTGGTAGGGAACTCATAGCTTTCTGCGAGCTTGCTTTCATAGAAGTATAATAATCTGTACATGTGTTTTTGCATTTTAAGTATTCTAAATATAGGGAAGTATTAAAGGAGCCCCCCTTATCTCCTGCAAATGACTGCTTGGTCCACCATCTTGCCATCTCTGATATATCTCTATGCATCATACCTCCACTCATCCTCATCAAAATAATTCATAGGGTCCTGCATGTCTCTAATCATGTCAGTATCCTGGATGCACCAAATAATCTCTTCGTTTAGTTGGTCAATTTCTGTATCAGTTAGGATGTAGTCAAGCTCCACCTCACCAATTACCTGAGTAGCTGATACATTAGTGATTTCCACCTCATAGCTTTCATCTGTTATGTTAGTTATTTTGAACTCACAGTTACCATGCACATCATCAAAGTCAAAATAAGCTACTTCAATTCCTATTGTTACTTGCATATCATAAATATTAAAGTGTGATACATTGCCACCATGGTACCCACGACCACAGCAAAGCTTGCTACTACATTAAATAGTTCTTTTTTCATCGGTTAGCGTTTAGAATGGTTAAAAAATCTTCGGTGTTATCTAATGCTGTCTGAGTCATTTCCTCAGTAGCTTCAACAAGCAGCTGCTCTAGGAATAAAGCAAGTACCTCTGCGTTGTTTTCATGTGTCTTGATAAAGTCAAGGGCTCTTTCAAACTGTTTCATAACTAAATTTTTAAGTGTTAATACTCTGCGAAGATACACAAAGTTTCATATATGCAAACAATTTTGCATAATTTTCCACAAATTTAGAATGAGTCTAAATAAGAAACAAGCCTATAAGCGTAATAATCTCCGCAAAAATACGTCTATAAACTCACGATATTTGTTTACGCTTGTAAAGATATTCCTGATACTTAGTGAATACCAGGTGATTGATCTTATGATGTTTTTTACATTCTCTACATTGTAGCCAATGATGTACAGTGCCTGCAGCAGTAACTACTTTTTTATTGTATCGGAAGTTAGCAGCTCCACATTCAGGGCATTCATACTTTTCACCTCCATGCTGTACTGCATAGTTATGGTTAACAATGGCATAGCTATTGAGTTTCTCAAATACTGCCTCAAGTACCTCAACATCCATCTTACAATAGGCCACCATCTTATCAAGTGCCTCCTGGTCTTTGCGAAATACTATATCTTTCCACAGGTCAAGCCCCCCTGTTTCCATCTTAGCACCTACCTTGAGTAGCTTAGCTATGTAGTCAAGCTTGTTGCTATTAAAATTGAAGTACTTTTTAGCCCATTTAAGAGTGTCTATGGTCTTAGGTGATGGCATAAACTGAATACCATGGAATAAAGCTCTTGTGCGTATCCATTTGAGGTCAAACCTATCCCCATTGTGAGCTACAATTTCATCCGCTTGAGCTAGAACCTTGACAAATTTCTCAATCATTTGCTTATCACTCTGACTTTTGGACCATGTTAGGCTGTGAATTTCATCCTCACCCTCCCATTTATAGCAGATGCATATGATTGCACGTTCATGAATAATATCCTGAGGTTGGATACTTAGGTTGTATCCTGTTCTCCAGAATACTCCGACATTGAAAGATGTCTCAATGTCGTAAAAAAGTCTTTTTCTCATAGCTTAAATAGCAGGGCAATCCTATCTAGCAGCCCCTTTTGAATTAAAAAACGGAGCAATATACCAAAAATAAACGCAACAATCACAGGCCACCATAGTATTTTATACTTAACTACCTCTTTAGCTTGAGCAGTTTTATAGATAGTCTTACCTCGTATCCTTTCAACCCTTGTTTTATATCTATACTCAATCCTTGTTTGCCATCTAGTTTTTGGTACGTACACATTATTGAATTGTATCACCGTATCCTTGGTGGTGTAGAATTTCTCCCATACAATAGTGTCATTTTGTATCACTGGAATGCTGTCAACTGTAGTGATACGGATGGTGTCACTATCCTGTACTACTTGCAGTCCATTCTTTAATGCTTTTTTGTAGTGCCATTGAGCTCGCTTAGGAGCTGAGCAGGATGTCGCAAATATAGTAGAAACTAGCGACAAAATAATTATTGAAAGTCTCATGTGCTATAGGTTTTGAAGCATTGATATCATTCGGGGGCATGGGTAAATATCTGCCTTGTCTTTTCTCACACTGTTGTGCGTGTAGATCCCTGCAGTACCTTTGAATGCCTCTTTATCTATGGCAAATATCTCTGACCGGTACGTCTTAGGAATGTCATAAGTATCACACAGGTACTCCACCAACTGCCGAGTGCTTTCAATCTGCTCATCCGTATATTTGTACCAATGGATATTGCCTTTGTAGGGTGTATCTAATGTGGTTACCATTGACGGGTCCACTACTCCCTTGACATAATTGTAGTACTTACCATCTTTGAGCTTCAATGGACCCCAATTACATACCTCAATACCTACACTTAGCTTGTTTAAGTTTTGATACTTGAGTCCATGAGCTGAGAAGTCCTGACTATCTATGCCAAGGTGATAAGCCCAATGCTTAGAGCTGAAGCACTGTACTATTGTACCTCTTTCACCTATTACAAATGCAGTAGCAATCCTATCTGCGTTACTATTCCACCAACGTGATACAGCTACAGCATTACCATTGCCTGCAGTATGGTGTAAATAGATTTGTTTTTTCTCAGACTCCTCATGGAAGTACTGAGCATTAGATAGGCGTTCCTGTAATATCTTGCTTGTGTCTAATTTCATCCACCTCTTTTTTAATATCCTTAGCTCTAGCAAAAAGATTTTTCATTGACTGCCATAGGTCAAGCCCTTTTACTGCTTTGTAGTTTTCGTTTATGCTCATCACCTCAATGGATACCAGGATGAGTGCAAGTACCTTAGTGAGCAGTAAATCTACAGAAAAAAACTGCAGGATGATATGGTTAAGAATGAATTGGTCAATCATGTAGAACATGATAACGGTTACCTCATAGAGTAACATCTTGCTAATGATTGCAGATAACCCCCTGCTTGTGATTGGTACCTTGCGTTTAATGCTTTTCCATACCCCTGTGATAGTATCAAGTACGATCACAAAGCCTACCAAAAACAATAAACCTGAAATAGGCATTAAGAATGCACTAATGGTTGCCAATAGTTTTATCCAATTGGCTTTCATTGTAGCTAGTAGTATGGTGAGCTGTGACTTCATTACAAGATTAGGATGCTGTTATTGTATCCATTCTCAAGGAAGTTACCACACATACCTGTGCAAGTTAGCTGATAAGGTGTAATACATGAGCAATGGTTAAACATTGGTCTAAGGTCAGTATCCATGTTGGTAGTGGATATGAATATAGGGAACAAGTTTTTGTTAGCTAATAGCCATCTAATTAGACGTTGCTCAAAGAAACTAGCTTTCTGTGCATAGTGTTCCATCCCAAAAGCTACCTCATTCCTGGATACGCTTGCTGAATAATCTCCGTTTTGAGTCTGAAGTCCTTTGTTTTTTAACTGATACGTCAACCCAAATACAGCATCCTCTGCACTCCTCCATGCAATGACCGGCTGAATGAACTCAACTAGGTCAATCTCATCCGGTGTAAGTGTCTGATTGTTGTAAGCAGCAAGCATGTGATTGTAGAACGTGGTACCTAAGATAGGCTGAATTCTCAATGCACTCTGAGTTGCTATGTATGGGGTCACATCAGTCACATCTACATTGGCTGTGATGGGTGTGTTTGTTTTTAGGTAGGTTTCAGTGATAAAATATAACATTACAATGCAGGTGTTTGTGCTGCTGCGTTGGCAGCTGCTTGTGTAACATCTCCACCATCTACAGGAGGCAATGAAGCAAGTGCTCTAATCTCATTGATGGTCATGGTCTCAAGTACTTTGGTAGCTACTAATGGACTCAATGTGTTCAATGCATCATTAGTCTTAGAACTTTCACCCTCAAGCTCCACGATGGTCTCATTAATGATTTGAAAGTTATTGATTGTGAACTCAGCAGGGATGCGAGCAATGGTTAGTATCTCCTGAAAGATAGTCACTACTTGTTGACGTAGTTCCATCACCACGTTTTTCTCAAATATCACATAGGCTTGCTTGATATCACTACCATTACCCAAGCTACCTGTGGTACGGATACCCATTAGGATAGGGTCAATGGTATGGCTAAAACAAATCTGCTCAGTATTCAATGCAGATGCCTCATGAAATAGCTTGTCATTGGCATTAGTAGGTAGGCTTTCAATCTTTGGTAGTTGGTCCGCACTATTAGCAAAGAATGCAACTGCCTTACCTGCATTGGCTGCACCTTTAAGACGGTCAATAGTTTCCTTGATCATGTGTTTTTCCTCCTCAGACTGTGGTCTCTTAGGGAACATCATAGCAAAGGATGGGAACACACTATTTTGAATGTTGCTTTTTGCGAAGTAAGATAGCTCGCCACTTAAAAAAGCAAAGTTCAATGCACTTGTATAGGTAGGTAGTGAGTAGTAATCTTGACCTACTGACTTAACTTCGTAACAATATAGCTGTACTTCATCTGTACAGGTGATATGATAAGGCTTAATTCTTTCAGTATCTATCCTGGTACTCCAATCATCAGATAAATAATAGTACTTTCTGCATGGTGATACCCTTACTTTCTCCGGGGATACATTCTCAATCTTAACTAATTTCTTTTTCTCACCAAAATATAGCTTGAAGTACACACGATTGTGGATGATTAGCTGCTTAGTCACAGCCTTAACAGTGTGCTTGAGGTTTGCTTTCTTTTCAAAGGCAAACATGTCTAGCTTTTCCTGAGGTGTGAGCTTATCTGTAGTAAGATTAAACCCTCCACCAATTACAGCATTGGTCTTAAAGTCAACAATCGCACCATGTAAAGGTGAGCTGTAGTACATTTGGTTTAGCATCTCAGGATATAGGTTACCCTCACCAAATCTAACCCATGACTCCTGCACATATCTGCCATTCACATAGGGCAATGTCAAGTTACCTCTTCCTACCGGTAGGAATGGGGTGCTAAATGATTGATACCCCTCCACCATTTCGGGGCCTTTTGGTTTACTGTTAAATAGTCTTTCGTACCAAGCCATAGTTAGTCATATATTGATGTACCTGCAGGACCACTGACCACAAGCCTACCCTCTTCAATGACTACACCTGTAGTTTGTGCTATTGAAAGAGGCAGAACGAATGGGGTTGAGCTCTCATATACCTGGTAAGTGTACTGACCTTTTAAGAGTGAGATATCTGTAGGCTCATCTAGAGTAAACAGGTTGTATCTTTCAGGCCATGCACTTGTATCAGCAGATGTAAAGAGCTGTGGTGTGCTAGTGGTATTCATTTCATTAGTGAATACAAACAAATAGTGTGGTGTACTAACCGTAGTTACCTCGCTAAGAGTCAACACGAACTGATTAATAACACCTTGATCTAAGTATATCACACCTATATTAAATTAGGTTTGTCAAATGTTCATAAAAAAAAGCCCCACCATGTGGCAGGGCTCTAATATAGAGAGGTAGAATTGCTTATTGAACTCCGATATTTGCTAAATCATTAGCAGTCATATCAATGTTGTAAGCTAAGTAAGGGTTCTCAGCTACCAAAGTAACTGTGTATTTTGAACCATCAGCTCTAGCTGTACCTGAACCCTCACCTGTAGCAGATAACTGCAAGTATGGGAAGTACCAATATAAGCCATTAGCATCTAAGATGATTGCTGTTAAGTATTGCTGTCCTGTTCCTAGGATTTTAATAGCACGAGACTTATCAGCATCTCTTCTGTGGAATACTAAGTTAACTGTCTGAGTTACAAAAGAGCTACCATTAACTAGGTCAATAGTGCTATCCTCTGTATAGTTTGATGTGTTTCTACGTACCTCAAATGGTTGGAATAAATCACCACTCGGTATTAAGGTGATACCTGTAATTTGCCAGGCATTTGCACCAGTTACTGTAGATGGGTCAGCAGGAGTGATAGAAGCTATCTCATCCTGTGTATTAATCCAAACACCATAGATACCACCAATGTTGTTTAAACATGGTTTTACGATTGTCTCAAGAGATTGACATGTAGCCATTGTGTTAAAGTATTAAAGAGCCCCCTTGGTAGAGGGCTCAGAGTTATTTATTAAGAGTAGAAAACAATTTCAGCAGGGTTAACAAAGTTGAAACCTACTTTCATGTTAGCACGTGTACGGATGTAAGGCTCAGCTACAGTATCAGCTAAGTTAACAGCACGTAAATCAGAGCTATCTCCCTCAGCATCGAATGCATAGATAAGGTTATCTTTCAAAGTCCAAACAAAAGTGTTGTTAGACATACCTGGACATACTACAATCTTAACACCTAAGAAAGTCAAAGACAAATCTTGAGTGATGTAAGCTTGAGTGTTACCTGAAGCTACTCCTAATCGGTAGATGTTAACCAATTGAGTAGGCATGTACAAACGTAAATCAGCTGTACGTGTAGCAATAGTTGCAGGAAGTAAAGCAAAAGCAGCAGATAAAGCAGCCTCTAATGCAGCAAAGTTAGCGATTGTACCTGAACCACCACCGATAACTGCAGGGTCAGCAGCTAACAACTTCTCATAACCATCACACAAAGCAAGTGTAGGGTTTAATGAAGTTGTATCACCTTGCCAACGGATAAGCTCGATATCTCCGTTAATTTTGTTAGCCATCTCACCCCAATAGAATGACATGAAAGATGCAACAGAGAAATCTCCGTTTGAACCTTTTGACATTTGAAGAGCTAAGAAAGATTGCTCTAAGTCAAACTGACAAATCTGAGCCATTGCAGAAAGTGCACATACGTCAATTTCTTTAGCATCTAGGTCATCAGATGGTGCAGTGAATGCACAAGTAGATGGTTGTAAGATGTTACCAAAAGTAACGCTAGCTAATTTAGTTTTGTACTTTACACCTGGCAAAGAACGGTAGTTATCAGCAGTATCCTCAGACAAATATGCCTTAGAATAGAATGCCTCTGGGTTAGCAGCTAATAAAGCTGTAGGATCTACTTGTAGATCGAATTTTAATTTACGCATTTTATTTGTTGTTTATGAATTTGTTTACACTAGAAAATCTTTGTTGTGCACTTAAAGTCACAGCCTCAGCCATCTCCTCATCCTCTACCTCTACAGATAGAACTTCCTCTAATTGATTTTTAAGGTCAGCAATCATAGCAAGTAAAGCATTCATTTGCTCATCCAT